CTCCACCCGCCCGACAGCGGGCAGGAGCAGCCGTTCGGTGCTGAAAAGGTACTGTGACGGGGGTACCCTACCATGAGCGGGCTCGTCGACCCCGAAATGCGCTTATACAACGAGGAAAAAATCGACCATTTCGTTTCCGCTTTTTGAAGATTCCAACCACAATTCCAATAAAAAGTAATGCCGGAAAGGAGGACAGTTTGTGGCCAAAAAAGAAATCCTTGCAGATAAGGAAGTAACAACCACGCAGCTGGCATCCGTTCTAGGCCTTACCGCACGCAGAGTGAGGCAACTTACACAAGACGGGGTGGTAACGAGTTCATCCCCAGGAAAGTACATTCTCGCTGATGCCGTGCAAGCCTACATCAGCAGCGTCTCCCGCGGTGGCTTGACCAAGGAAGAAGCGGAGGAGGCCAAGAAGATTGAGCGGGTCAAGGCCAAGGCTGAGGCCACACTCAAGACCAGCAAGGCCAAAATCGCACAGGCAGAAGCCAAGGAACTGTCCGGGCAGATGCACCGCAGCGAGGACGTTGCTGCCATGACCGCAGAACTTATCTACACCATCCGTGGTGCGCTGATGGCATTGCCCAGCCGGGTGGCCATCAATGCTGCTGCTCTGTCTGACCCTGCCGAGGTTGCAGAGTATATGCGCGGCGAGGTCAATCAGATTGCGGAGGAAATCGCTCTGTTCCGCTATGACCCGGCCAAGTATGAGGCTCGCGTCCGGGAACGCCGGTCGTGGACTGAAAAACTGGGCGGTGACGAGGATGAGTGACAATGCCGCAGTAGACCGCCTGAATGCTCTGGTGTCGAAGCTGGTGGCAGCTATTCGCCCGCCGCCCAACGTGACGGTCAGCGAGTGGGCAGCGCAAAACCGCGTCCTGTCCCCGGAAGCATCTGCTGAACAAGGCCGCTGGCGCAACAGCAGAACGCCCTATCTGGTGGAAATCATGGACGCATACTCCGACCCTCGCGTCCATCACATCGTTGTCGTTGCATCCTCGCAGGTCGGCAAGAGCGAGTTTGAGAACAACGTCATCGGCAGAACGATTGACGTTGACCCCGGTTCCATCCTGTTCATCCATCCGCAAATGACGGATGCCAAGGAGTACAGCAAGCTGCGTATCGCCCCCATGATACGAGATTGTCCTACGTTGCGAGCCAAGGTCGTGGAGAGCAAACGGCGAGACAGCGGCAACACCATTCTGCAAAAGAGTTATCCCGGCGGTATTCTGACCATGTGCGGCTCAACCGAGGCTCACGCTCTGGCATCGAAACCCATCCGCTATGTGCTGGGCGATGAACGTGACCGCTGGGCTACGAGTGCTGGCACTGAGGGCGACCCTTGGGAACTGGCAATGGCCAGACAGACCACGTTCTATAACGCAAAGGCGGTGGAGGTCAGCACCCCCACCATCAAAGGGCACAGTGCCATCGCCAAGTCCTATGTCAAGGGCACAATGGAGCGCTGGGTATCCCAGTGCCCGCACTGCAAGGGCTTCCACGAACTGCGCTGGGAAGATATTCGGTACGATTACGACACCATCGAGACCCACGGCGAGAAAACCTACAAGGTCAAGGACGTGTGGTATCTCTGCCCGGAGTGCGGCTGCATTTCGGACGAGGTGACCATGAAGCGGGCACCCGCTCACTGGCAGGCTGAAAATCCGGCAGCCTATGAGAACGGCATCCGCAGCTTCTGGCTGAACAGCTTCGTCAGCCAATGGGCGGCATGGAAAGACACCGTGCTGAAATACCTGAACGCCTTGGGCGATACCAAGAAGATGCAGGTTGTCTACAACACCCGCCTTGGGCTGCTGTGGGAAGACCGTGGCGATGTGCAGGACGAGGACACCATGCTGGGCCGCAGGGAGGAATACCCTGCGGAACTGCCGGACGGCGTGCTGGTTCTGACTGCTGGCGTTGACACACAGGATGACCGCATGGAGTACGAAATCGTGGGCTTCGGCCACTTCGGTGAAACATGGGGCATCGAAAAAGGCATCATCATGGGCCGCCCGGACAGTGACGAGGTCTGGCAGCAGCTTGATGAACTGGTATTCGACCGTCGCCTGAAATTCGCCGATGGCGTGGAACTGCCCGTGTCCATAAAGTTCGTGGACGAGGGCGGCCACTTCACGCAGGATGTTCGCCTCCGCTGCCATGAGCGCATCGGCAAAAAGGTGTTCTGCATCAAAGGCTTTCCCGGCTCGGACAGGCCGTTCACGGCTCCGCCCAAGCAGCAGAAAATCACGATACAGAACCGCTACGTCGGTATGTGCTGGCAATACCAGCTGGGCGTTGATTCCGGCAAGCAAATCATCATGGATGATTTGAAAGTGCAGGAGCCGGGCGCCCGGTATTGCCATTTCCCACGCCGGGATGACTACGGGCTGGGCTATTTCAACGGCCTGTTGTCCGAACATCTGGTGTACAAAGAGAACCACCGCAATCCGTGGCAATGGGAGAAAATCTCCGGCCACGAGCGAAACGAGGCACTTGACTGCCGGAACTACGCTTTGGCAGCCTACAAGGTGCTGCCGAAAGACCTCGATGCCATCGACCGTGCCCTGAAAAGGCTGCGTGGAAAGGCGGTCGATGCCCCGGCAGCAGTAAACATTCAACAACCACAGCCCTCCCACAGAAAAAAGAGGGAGAGCCTATTGGACGACTGGTGAGGTGTGAGATATGAATACCACGACCATCAAAAAGCGGCTGGAATTCCACACGCAGCGGCTTGACAACCTGTATACGGCATACAACAAGCTGCTGTCTGGTGGCGTGAAAAGCTACCGTCTGGATGACCGTGAGCTCACCCGGCTCGACCTCGGCAAGCTTAGCGATGAAATCAAAGAGGCCGAGCAGAAAGTCGATGAACTGGAATCGTTGCTGAACGGCCAGAACGCGCGAAAAGCGTTCGGGATCATTCCGCGAGACTGGTAACAATTTTGGGTAACGGCCCATCCGGGTCTTTGCCGCGGGCTGGCTGCTTTTCACTCCTTTCCCCAGCCAGTCCGCTTAGTTTGAAAGTTATGGAGGCGATATTTTGAAATACCGTGCAACGGCTGCGCCGCAGGCCAGCGGATACAGCGAGGCTGGTGCAAGCCATAAGCGGCGTGCGCTGCGGGCATTTTTCCCGAACAGCAATTCGCCATCCAGCGATATACACGACAACGCCGACACCCTGCGGCAGCGCAGCCGGATGCTCTACATGAGCGCACCTGTCGCCACAAGTGCCATCAACACGAACCGCACAAAGGTGGTCGGCACTGGCCTGACCCTGAAATCCACCATCGACCGGGACGTTCTGGGTCTTACCCCGGAGGCGGCCAAGGAATGGCAGACCAAGGCTGAGGCCGAGTTCCGGCTCTGGGCCGAGAACCGCCGCAACTGCGATGCTATGGGGCTGAACAACTTCTACGGATTGCAGCAGCTGGCCCTGAAAAGCTGGCTTATGAGCGGCGATGTGTTCGCCGTTGTGAAAATCCGGGACGTTGATAAGCTGCACCCCTACGCCCTGCGGCTGCATCTGGTGGAGGCCGACCGGGTGTCTACACCGAACCGATACGGCAGCGCGATTGACATTTTGGGATACACCGTAGGCAAGAACCCCGACAACGGGAACAAAATTCTCGACGGTGTAGAGGTGGACAGCAGCGGTGCCGTTGTGGCGTACCACATCCGAAATACCTATCCGCACGAGTGGCTCAACAGCGAGGAAACCGTATGGCAGCGTGTGGAGGTCGTTGGCAAAAAGACCGGACTGCCCCAAGTGCTGCACATCATGGAATCGGAACGGCCGGACCAGTACCGCGGCGTTCCCCTTGTTGCGCCTATCATAGAACCGCTGCTCCAGCTGCGCAGATACACCGAATCCGAACTGCTGGCGGCACTTGTCCAGTCGTACTTCACGGCGTGGATTGTGTCGGATGCGCCCAAGGACGCAATTCCGTTCAACGAAACTGGCAGCGGAGATCTGGGCGGCGTTCCTGTTGAGAACCCGCAGATGGACAATGCCAGCCACAGCATGAACGAGTACGAAATGGGCCCCGGTCAGGTGGAACATTTGGCCAAGGGCGAAGACATCAAGTTCGGAAACCCAAACATTCCGACCGCCGGATTTGAGCAGTTTGTCAAAACGCTGTGCAAGCTGATGGGCGGCGCAATCGAGATGCCTTACGAGCTGTTGCTCAAAGAGTTCAACGCCAGCTATTCCGCCTCCCGTGCTGCCCTGCTGGAAGCATGGGAGGCGTTCAAGATGCGCCGCACATGGCTGGTGGACAGCTTCTGCCAGCCCGCGTATGAGATCTGGCTGGCAGAAGCCGTAGCCCGTGGGCGAGTAATCGCTCCGGGCTTTTTTGATGACCCGCTGCTCCGTGCTGCATGGTGCGGCGCCCGCTGGATTGGCCCTGTGCAGGGCAGTCTTGACCCCGCCAAGGAAGTCAGTGCAGCCATTCTCCAGACGCACCACGCCTTTAAGACCCACGAACAGGTCACCCTTGAGATGGGCGGCGGCGACTGGACCGAAAACGCCGAACAGCTGGCTCGTGAAAATGAGCTGCTGAAAGCAGCTGGCAGTGAGGGCGCAATCGAAAACACCGCCAGCATTACGACACAGGGAGGTAAGCAAAATGCCCAAACCGAATAACGAACCGCAGGTGAACATCCAGCGGCCTTGTTACGCAATGGCCAGCACTGACGGCCAGACCGCCGACATTACCATGTACGGCGATATCGTGGAAAAACAGCCCATCGACAGATGGACCAATGAACCGATTCCCGGCCAGTACATCGTTGAGAGTGAGTTTCTGAACGACTTGGCACAGATTGAGGGGTGTTCACAAATCACCATCCGCATGGACAGTTTGGGCGGCGATGCAGGCGTTTCCATCCTAATTCACAATCGGCTCCGGGAGCTGGCGGCCAAAGGCACCAAGCTGGTCTGCATCGTGGACGGTGTGGCAATGAGTGGCGGCAGCCTTATCATGTGCGCCTGCGATACCGTCCGCGTAAATCCGTCCAGCCTCGTGATGATTCACAAATGCTGGAGTTTTGTTCTTGGCGCATACAACGCAGATGAACTGCGCAAGGCTGCCGATGCCAACGATGCGTGGGACAAGTCGCAGGTCAGCATCTACAAGCGCAAGACTGGGATGTCTGAAACTGTGCTGTTGCACATGATGGCCGACACTACCTATATGACAGGCAAAGAGGCCGTAGAAAAGGGCTTTGCCGACGAACTGCTGGATGATGCTGAACCCGTTGCAATCTCCGCAAGCGCAGACCGTCAGACCATCTATGCAAATGGTCATGCCCTGCGCCTGATGCCTGGCGTAAAGTTGCCCGACAACATTCCTATGGCTAAAGCGGCTGCACCTGTTGCCGCTGCTACAAATACACCGGCGGCACCCGCCGCCCAGTCCAACGAAGGAGGACAATCCACTATGGCAAACAATGCAAATCCCACCCCTGCAACCCCCGCAGCGGAAAACCCGCAGGCCGCAGTTGACGCAGCCGTGAGCGCGGAGCGCAACCGTCTGGCCGAAATCGATTCGGTGGCAAGCCTGTTTGACCCCGCTCTGGTGCAGGAGGCTAAGTACGGCGAGACCGCTTGCGATGCTCGCGAGCTGGCATTCCGCGCCGCCAAGGCTGCTGCTGCGCAGGGTCACGAGTTCCTGAAGAATCTGACAGCGGACAACGCCGCATCTGGCGCGCAGAGCGTGGAGGCTGTTCCGGGCGCGTCTGCATCCGGCAGCCCGGAATCTCTGCCCGATGCAAATGGTAACGTGCCCAAGACGCAGGCCGAGCGCATGGCTGCTGCCGAAGCGGTCGTTGCCGAACTGCTCGACGATGACAAGAAGTAAGGAGGAACACTACTATGAGCGAACTGAGCAAATCTCTCGGCACCATGGAATTTGATGGCCTGATTGCCGACATCAACCCCAAGCTGGTTGTCAGCGGCGGCACCATCCGCAAGCTGTCCAAGGCCGATACCATCAAGCGCGGCACCGTTCTGGCTAAGTCCGGCGGCACTGCTGGCGATAACAAGCTGGTCGTGCTGGGCACCGCTGCTGCCAGTAATGAGGTGCTTACCGCTTGCTGCATCCTGTGTGATGACGTGGCCGTTGGTACCACTGACGATGTGATTGCCCCGGTGTACCTGATGGGCTGCTTCAACTCCAACAAGGTTACCGTGGCCGACAGCTACACCATGACCGAGGCCGACAAGGATGCCCTGCGCAACGGTGGCATCGTCTTCAAGGCCGCTGCACCCGCACTGTAAGGAGGATATAACAATGCCTGCTGAACTGAATTTCTTTGACACCTATACCCTGATGGCCGTGCAGAAGCGCATTGTGCCCAAGCAGACTTTTTTCCGTGACCGCTACTTTCCCACGGAGGAGGGCGACATCTTCAGCTCCAACAAGGTGCTGACCGAGTACATGGACGGCGACCGCAAGATGGCAGCCTTTGTGTCGCCTCGTGTCGGCGCAATCCCGATGGAGCGCACGGGCTATGAGGTCCACGAGTTTGAGCCTGCGTCCATCGGTGTGAGCCGTCCTCTGACCTCTGATGACCTGACGAAGCGTGGCTTCGGCGAGGCCATCTATGCCAACAGCACCCCTGCCCAGCGTGCCGCAAAACTGGTCCAGAACGATCTGGCTGACATGGATGGCCGTATCACCCGCACCGAGGAGTGGATGTGCGCACAGACCATGCTGGACAACGGATGCGTCATGCAGGAGATGATCGACAACGTGACCAAGGGCGAGGCAAAGGTCGTGAATTTCTACAATCCCGGCCACGAGAACGACCACATCTACACTGCCGCCCACAAGTGGAACGAGGAAGGTGGCAATTTCTTTGGCGACGTTCCGGCTATGTGCCGGCTGCTGTCCAAGCGTGGTCTGCGCGCTGCCGACCTGCTGCTGGGTGCTGATGTTTATGACGCAGTGATGAATCTCGAAAAGGTTCAGCGTCTGCTGGATAAGAACTCCGGCATCATCATCGGCCAGATTGAGCAGCAGCTGAGCGCATACGACGGTGTTGTCTACGGTGGCACCCTCAACTTCCGCGGCTACAAGTTGAATCTGATTTCTGTTGATGAAACCTATGTGGATTCCACCGACAAGGAGCAGAGTTACTTCCCCAAGACCGATGCCGTGATTACGGCTCCCGGCTGCGGCCATCTGATGTATGGTGCTATCACTCAGATCAACTACGGCGACACCATCCAGTCCACCATTTCTGGCCGCCGTGTTCCGAAGTTCAGCATCGATCAGGAAAACGACACTCGCAAGACCGCCCTGAAGTCTCGTCCTCTGGCTGCACCCAAGAACTACATTCCGTGGATTCGCGCCAAGAACATGGTCGGCTAAGTCCGACCTGAAAGGAGTACACCGATGATTGTTGAAATTCTTTGCGGTGGCTACGGCTGCCCCACCAAGACTGGCGTTCACACTGTTGCGCATGGCGAGCGGTGCGAGGTCAGCGATGCCGAAGCGGCCCGCCTTATCGGGCTGGGTGTGGCGAAATACGCGTTTTCTGCGCCCACTGCCCCGGAAACCGCCCCTGCGGACGTTCCGGCAACTGCGGAAGGTAACGACACCCCTGCAGCCGAAGCCTCGCAGAACGGCTCTGAGACGGCACACCTCGACCCCGACCAGCTGCACGACATGACTGTTGCCAACCTGAAAAAGCTGGCCGCAGATATGGGCATCGACACCAAGCAGCTCAAGACAAAGGACGCACTCATTCAGGCTATCTGCGCCGAGGACGTTGTGCCCGGTGACGAGTGCACCGATGGTCCTGAACTGGCAGCTGCGATGCCCACGGCTTGAGTGCCTTTAAAGACGCTGTGCAGGAAGACCTGAACAGCGTCTTTCTGAATCTGGATGAGTTCGCCGAAACGCACACGGTCTACTATGATGGAGAGGAATACCCTGACGTTCCTCTGGTTCTGACAGGCCTCTCTGAAAAGGAACGTGTACGCCAGGCCATCAGCGACCATGCGCAGGGTCTGTACCGGGTCAGCCGGGTGCTGCACTGCGATATTGCAGCCCTCGGCGGAAAGCAGCCTGAGAAGGATTGCAAGCTGGGCATTGACGAGGATGGATTCGTCCGAAACTACTATGTGACATCCTCTGTCTGCGAGATGGGGATGCTGCGGGTGGAACTGGAGGCGATTGACGAATGAGTGATGTGACAACGGACACCATGATGCACAGCGTAGCTGCTGGCATCACCGTTGACATTGCAGAGGAAGGATTTGACCGGGTATCTGCCCTCCTCGCCGGAATTCCCGGAGGCGCCAATCGTGCTGTAGGATCTGCGCTGGCTCGCGCCGCTGCCGCCGGAAAAACGGTGGCGAAACGGGCAGTCACGCAGGAGTATGCCATCAGCAGCAGCGAATTTTCCAACCGCACAAAGAATATCAACAACATCCAGCGGGGCAGCAATGGCGAGGTTTCTATCAACTTCGGCTACCGTGGCAGCGTCATCCCCCTTAGAGTTTTCGATACCAAGGTGGACCGCAGCGGCCGCGTGGTAACTCGCGTGAAGAAGTCCGGCGCAAGACAGGCACTGGACCACGCCTTCGAGGCGAAGATGGGCTCTCACTATGGCATCTATGAGCGGCAAGGAGAAAAACGGTTCCCGGTCAAGGAACTGTTTGGCCCTGCCACCCCGCAGATGATGTACTCCAACGAGAATGTCATGGACTCCATCGAGGAGAAAATGGCATCCACTTACGAGGAGCGCATTGAGCATGAAATCACGCGAATTTTGAACGGATGGGGTGTCTGATATGACCAGTGTTGTTTTGCTTGAGCAGCTGAAAGCGTTTACCGAGAAAATCATGGCCGATATGATTCTCCCGGTGGCTATGCAGCAGGGCGATACCGAACAGGCCTACCGTGCCCCGGAAGTCTATCTGATGCGGTTGCCTGACAGCCGTTCAGCCAAGAAGAAAGCCCCGTACATCATCCATCGGGTCATTCCGCTGGAAACGGAGCAGCAGCCCGGCAGCGAGGAGCGCACGGTAGTTTCTGTGCGCTCTATCTTTTGCTGCTACAACCCGGATGAACAGGAGGGCGATCTCGCTCTCCTGAACATGATGGAGCGGTTTCGCGTGGAATTGCTCAAAGTCCGCAAGGTAGGCGGCACTGGCACTGATGGAAAGCACCGGTACCAGTTTACGCTCGTCCTGTCTCCCGGTCATAAGCTGGAAAGCGTTCCTTACGATGAGGAAACCAAGCCGTATTATGCCGGAGAGATGATTACCCACTGGAAGCTGCCGACCGTGCAGCAAACGGAGGATATTAAATTATGGCGGTAAAAAAGACCGCGGCGGAACAGCCCGCCGAAACCACCGTGAACGCCGAGCCTGCGCAGAGCAAGCCCGGCGTTTCCATTTACGTCGGTCCGTCTATTCTGGGCTATATCCAGAAGAACACGATTTACCCCTGCGCTGCTGCGGAGGCTGTGAACCGTGACGATGTGAAGATTGCCACCGAGAAATATCCCGGCGTGGCCGACTTCATCATCGATGTGGTCGAACTGAACACTACGCCTGAAAAGGCAAAAGCACGCGGCGAGGCCATCCTTGCGTATGCCCGGATGCTCGCCAAATCCAAGTAAGGAGGATTACATACTATGGCAGATCATGGTATTAACGTCAGCCGCGCCGACACCGCCGTGGCGACCCCGAACGCCGCAACCTGCGGCATCCCCTTTGTCATCGGTACTGCACCGCTGTCCAAGGCAACTGGCACCGCCGCAACCGCTGGCACCCCTGTGCTGTGCACCAGCTACACCGAAGCGGAGGAACAGTTGGGTTATGACAACGACTGGGCAAAGTTCACCGTTTGCGAGGTGATGTACTATCACTTCAAGCTGTGTGCCTGCCAGCCGGTCATTTTCCTGCCGCTCGCAGAAAACGCCGAGGCAGAGGCTGCGGCAGCTGCCGTGGAGCAGGTCGAGGCTTGTCTGACGATGTTCGGCATTGTGCCTGACCTGATTATGGCACCCGGCTTCTCCAAGGAGGCTACCGTTGCTGCTGCGCTGGCTGCAAAGGCGGGCTCCATCAACGGTATGTTCTCTGGCAAGGCTCTGGTGGATATTTCTGCAAAGACCTATACTGCCGCAGTGCAGGCCAAGAACGCTGGCACTTACGACCAGAAGTCCATTCTGTGCTGGCCTAACGGCACTCTGGGCGAAAAGAAGTTCCACGGCTCTACCATCATGGCGGGCTGCCTTGCGGAGACCGACACCAAAAATGGCGGCATCCCCTACGAGAGCCCTTCCAACAAGACTGTCCACATCGACGGCCTGTGCGATGATGACGGTGCAGCCATCAACCTGACCTACAATCAGGCAAACGTGGTCGATGCCGCTGGCATCTGCACGTTCCTGAACTTCATGGGCAGCTGGACCGCATGGGGCAACCACACTGGCTGCTACCCCAAGTCCACTGACGTGAAGGACTACTTCATCCCCATCAGCCGGATGTTCGACTATGTTTCCAACACGCTTATCAAGACTTTCTGGTCTAAGCTGGACAAGCCGATGAACCGCCGTC